GTGTTTGGCGCAATCGCCGGACTATTATCTTACTTATTCGGAGGATTGGACATGCTGTTTACGGCGCTGCTGGTGTGCATTGTCATTGATTATTTAACGGGTGTGTTGGCGGCGCTTTATGAAAAACGCTTAAACAGTGAGACGGGCTTTCGCGGCATATTAAAAAAGGTCGTTATTTTACTGATTGTAGTACTGGCGCATATGATTGAAAACGCTGCGGGAGTTTCGGGCATACGTGACATTGTGATTGGATTTTACATAGCAAACGAGGGCATATCAATTTTAGAAAATGCAGGCAGAATGAACGTGCCGGTGTGCGACAAGCTGGCTAAATATTTGGAGCAGTTAAAAAGTGAAGATAACAGTTTAAAAGAGTGACAGAATCATTTAAGCCGCGGGTAAAACCGTGGCTTATTTTTTTGCAAAAATATATGTGTATTGGTACATATTGCATAAAACACAATCTATTTTGTTGTACATATTGCACAAACATAAAAATATTTTAAAAAAGGTATTGACAGGTAGGTCTACCTGTGCTATACTTATAATTGTCAAGAGGAGATAACAAATAAAAAAAATTAAAGGAGCGGATTGGAATGTATTACATTAATTATCACACCGGAGCGGGAAATGAATGGGTAGACGGCACCCTTGAGGAAGCAAAAAAAGCCGCAGAAGACGGTATTAGCTACACGCAGTGTAATGTAACAATCGAAGATGAAAATGGTAACGAGGTGGCAGATTTGCCGTGGTATGGCATAGAGCCGAGCGAAGATGATGTAGTTACGGCACAGTTTGGTAACTTTGGGTTTTACGGGGAATGGTATTTAGTTTAAACGGATAACATTGGTCGCCCCATAATGGGGCGTGGATTAAAATAAAATGGAGGCTTTTGATGTTAAAAAACAGAAGATATGTGCACATAACATTGCCGCACGAGTTAGCGGACTGGCTTGAAAAACAGGCGGAAATTGAGTATACGACAAAGGGCCGTCTGGTGGAAAAGGTGCTTGACGAGTACCGGGAGAAGCACTGCCATGATGAAAAATCATAATTGTAAAATATGCGGGGCCGTTTTTACCGGAGGTCCTAGAGCGTGTTATTGCCCATCATGCAGGATTGATGTTATGCGTGAGCGCGACAGAAAGATTAAGCAAACCGGCCCTGTACGTAAGCTTGGCAGCACCGACATGTGTGAAGTATGCGGAAATACGTATACTGTGACATGCGGTTTACAAAAGTATTGCCCTGGATGCGCAAAAGATGCTGTGCGTGCCATAGACCGCGTGCAAAGTCTGGAGTATTACCATCGCAACAAGGAGCAAATAAACCATGTACGCAATCAAAGGCGCAGGAAAACAAATGTATGTGTAATTTGTGGCAAAGAGTTTTTGGCAAACGGAAAGTGTACAAACACCTGCTCGCCGGAATGTCATGCTATCATTAAAAAAGAGTGGCAAAGAAAGGCAGACAAAAAACGGAATCGAAATAAAAAGACGGGCTGCAGTTAAAAAGAAGCCTTATCCACAAACTCTATTTTTGTGCGAAGTTCGTCAAACTCGAAGGCGGCAATCGGCCCGAAAGGAACGCCTTCCATCAAAACGCATTACTCCAATCAGACCGATTACCTTGGGTGGATACCATGTTCCTCCCTCTGCAATAGGAGGATAGCTACATTATATAACAAGCTGGCTCACTAATCAAGCGGAAAAATATTCCTTTTCCAAGTATATGTAGCTAACAAGAAGTGCAAACCAAGAAATTGACTGAATATTGACTGAATAAACTATATAAATCTTTGGTTTAAAACGTTAAATAACAGTCATTCAAAAGAGCCGAAAGCCCTTGAATCACCTTGCTTTGCATAACATTAAAACATATTTTGTAGAAATAACTATTATTAACTTTTAATCAAGGTGTCCGGAGTTCGAATCTCCGATGGATCACCATTGAAAGATTATACGAACTATTATTACAAAAATGTTTTTGTAGTAACAAGGTCGATATAATCACAAAGTAAAGCGGTTGAAACAGACCGCTTTTTTTGCTCTTAAAAATCTTGCCTTTTGGGGGCACTTGTGGTATAATATAATATGTCACGCAGTTGAATATGTGTTGTAAGGCTTGCATTCGGTAAAAATGCAGGCTTGCTCGTCATTTCCTTACAACACTTGTTTCGGAATGGACTGCGTGACAACAGAGAGCACTGTCCGCGTTTTTCGTGCGTGGGTTTTTGCTCACGCATTTTTTTATTCAAAGGAGAATTTTTGAGATGAACAAAAAAATAATACCTATCGGCGTTTTATGTGCAAGTATGTTTTTCGGTACGGCTGTTTCGGCGGATATTCAGTTTAAGCTTAACACGGACACGGAAAATACAGAAAATACAAATTCCGATTCGACAGTCGGAATTAAATTGAGTGACGGATTCAGCTTTGAAGTCATAGACGCAAAAAACACAATGTACTACAAAATAAAAAATAATATGACTGATGAAATAACAGAAAAAAATCCCGATATGCTCACAAGCTACATATCGAAATTTACTGACTTCGGCGGTGATGAATGGTTTGCAAATGATGTTTTACTGCCAATGTATTTTAATGTTTTGTCGGGATATGAGAACGGAACACTGAAACCGTCAAACCCGATAACCTCGGCGGAGGTTGCAAAGGTAATATCGGCAACATTTGAAGATGGGTTAGCAAAGGGAACAAAGAATTGGTATGATATGTATTATAAGTATTGTGCTAAGGCGTTTACTTATGATTCGTATGCTAAAATGGGTGCTAACTATGATGATTATATGTCCAATCATCAGATGACGAGAGCAGAGATAGCATATGTCATAGCGAATTATGTAGACGCAAATTCGGGTGAATTGCAATCGTATATAGCCAATGCAAAACAGGGGAATGTGGGTTCATTATCACGCTTTTCGGATTGTGGAAACATAGCCCTTGATGATGACGGAACGCTAAACGAAGATTTAAGGATAATGGGTGCAGGGTGGATACCCTCACGATATGCAGGTGCACTTTCATTCCTTGTAGACAAAGGTGTATTTCAAGGAAACCCTGACGGAACGATGTCACCAATATCGCCTGTTTCCCGTGCGGAGGTATTTGCCCTCCTCAATCGTGTCTGCAAAGCAACACCCTCATACACATCGGGGCAGTTTAAGGGTGACTCTACCTCAATAAATAATGCAGATGTACCCGACAAACCCTCAACCGGAAACACCGGTAAAGCTCCGACACCTTGGAGTGGAGGACAAACAACAGACTATAATGCTTGGCAGTCACGCCCGGGAATGACCATAAATCTTACGGATGGAACAAGAGGCAGAGCAAAAGTCGGTGATACCGTAGTCACAGCAGATGGAACTTCATATTATCTTGACCATACTGGAATATTTGTCGGAGATACGGAGGTAGCAGGTGTAGGTTTACCGGTAGCCACAGACCTCGGTAGACTCAACTACAATAGTGTGCCGTTAACAAGTGGAGAAAGAGCATCCACACATGAATTTGGTTGGATTTCTTCAGATGTCAGCACCGGTGGTCAGACATACAAAGTCTTTGCAAAAACAGGTGAAGGACATTGGGATGTAGAGTGGATGGCTATCCAAAAAGCAACTAAACCCACAGAGGACGGAACAGAAGGTCAGATATCACCTGATGGGTACTGGAAGTATGGTGCTGATACTGGCTGGAGATGGCTAGTAGGATAACAAGGCAGATACAATGATAAATACAAACTGGCGTGCCACAGTATAAAAGTGGCACGCCAATAACATTTAATATTAAAAGGAGGAATAGATGTGGTAAAGTTTAACAAGCTTAAAAGAGTAGTAAGTGCATTGTTAAGTGTAGCTTTACTAATATGTGCAGTACCGGCAGATGCAGCAATCAGTTTCAACGGTGGCGGTGGTAACACCTACCCAGGATCTGGAACAGGACCTGCAAACTGGGCGTGGTCACCAGGTCGTATAAACAGTAGATTTGGATACAGATAAAACAAGGTATCAGATGAAAAAATCCGATACCTTATTTTTATGCTTAAAGTGAGGCTATAATCATCAGTTCACTGAAAATATCCTCGACCGCCTTGTCAGAGCCGTATTTTAATATGAGTTCGGCAATGAATCGCGGACTTGCTTTTCCGTCCGCTAATTTTTCAAGCCTTTGAATTATGGGATAACAGGGGCAACCCAAATTATCACAAAAATCAAACAGGCTGACATAACAGTGCTTGCAAGCCTTGAATGTTCCGCCGTTGCTGTCGGCTGAAAACATCGCTAACATATTTCGTCTTAACTTATTCACTTTTCCACCCCCTTTTTGAATGTTTTGTAATTTATTATGTTTTCATAATCGCATTCGGGTTTTGTGACAAGTATTGTTTTTTCATATGCAAGCTCATAGCCCTGCACTTCTTCCAGTGCGTTAGGATAACTGCACTTGAAAACTACGGGGCGTTTAATTCCGCGACTGCAACGAAAAATCCTAATTCCGGTGGGATAATATTTAAGCCGACCGCCTTTTATGATTCGCTTGTTTTGACCGCCGTTTGCTCCCTCAACCGTTTTTACATAATTTGCTGAATTTATGTCGTTTATGTTTGCCTGTTCCAAATCTATATCGCATAAATACGCCGTGAGATATAAGCCGATATTATCTACATTATCAATATTGTTTATTTTCGTAAAGCCGTGCCCCCAAATTTCCGCAAGTTTTTCATTTGGAATGAACGGAGCTTTTTTATCAAAGAATAAAAGCTCGTGAGCGTGAAACGCCCCACGCCCCTGCGGTTCAATCGCTGAAATGTATTCAAACGGCTGATTTTTCAAGTAGTATTTAAGCCTCATATGAAATTTTTTGATGTCATTATAAAGCTTTTTGCTGTCGCACATATTTTCCCGATATGTAAGCGTAATGAATTTGATTTTTCTGCTGTCGGTGCTGTTTGCATTTATTAAATCACGCAGTTTAGACATCGACTGTTTTATGCTGTCGGTGTTTTCCTCTCGGCGTTCCGTGTGATTAAATTTCCGCACTTCGCCCGTGTCAACAACGACATATGAATCCTTGTCGATTTTTTGAATCGTCTGCGGTGTGTTTCGGCTCATCATTCTGATTTCGACTATATTTCCCGTGCGTTTTACTCTGACGGGAATATCAACTCTGATAACCGCTTTACTGTTGTCGATACGCTCAATATTCGCCACAAAATCACCCCCTTGAAATCTGCTAATGTTAAAGAATAATCAAGTAAATACTCCGCCGATGGCGGAGGGCGGAGGCTTGACGGCTTTGCTCCGCTCACGCTCGCTCCGCCGCCTGCACCGTCCGCCGAAATTCCGTTAATTAACGGCGATTCTAACATTACAACCGATTACCGCCTCAACAGGAACGCCAATGTTCATCAGAATGATGTTCCCGAAACGATTGACTAAACGGGTTTTGTGCCAGATACCGTTTTTATCCAAAATTTCAAATGGCACACCAATATCCAGTCCGCCCAGGTTGTTACCGTTTCTGAACGAAATGTCAATCATACCAAAATAATAATTGACCGCCAAAATGCCGTAAAGGTACTGCGTCATACCTTATCACCCCCTTTTCTGTGATTAGAAATTTCAATGAAGAAAAATTGATCGCCCTCAAATGCCGAAACTTTCAATGTTCTGAATTGATGTATTCGCTTATAGAGATATTGTGAAATATCATCGGGATTTTCAAGCGATTTTTTCGGTGTGTTGATTTTCTTTGCAATTTTGTAAACGAATTTTTTCGGTGTTGAATACTGCGGCAACAAAATTTCATTTATCTGCGGTTTTTCGATACCGATTTCGTCAACAATTTCCGTTAAAACGCAACATAAAATAAACGCAATTTTATTGTAGGTTTTTACAATATTTGCAAGCTGAATAAAATTCATAATTCCTCCTTATTTCCCACCGTCCCACCCTTAATTTTTTTAATTCAATTCAATATCGTCATCATTGGTAAAAAGTGTTATCCCTTTTGCTTTTGCGGCGATTTTTTGCTCGCCTGTTTTGAAATCCGTATAAATTTTAGCCGTATCGTCGACAAATGCGACGAACACAAAATCGAAGTTGCTGTTTCTCGTTGCCAAAGCCTCGTTTGTGATGTCAATTCCTTTGCCCTCGAGCTTGACCGAAATTTTTTCAAACCCCGATTCAGCCGTTGTAACTTCTGCAACTGTGTACTTTTCATCGGTCGGCTTGCCGTCCTTGAAAACCGCTTTTTCTGATTGCGAAACCAAGATGAACTTTTCCGCTTCCAACAGCTGAGCGATTGAAAATGTAATGTTTTTTACTGTAATTGCCATAATTTTTTTACTCCTTTTTATTTTTTTCTGATTTGCTCGTCAGCAAATCGGATTTCTCGAGAAACAGGTGATACTCATCAGAGTGAGCGGAAATGTATTTTTTTATTTCATCAACGAAAATTCCCCCGGCGAACTGCCGTGCGACGCTGTCCGAAATTATAAAATTCATTTCCCCACCCCCTCAAATGATGTCTGCTATCACCTTACATATTCATTATACATCATAGGATAGAAAAAATATATAATAACTTCGCTTGACAGTTTATCACTTAGTATGATATAATATATCACAAGAGGAGTTGAGAGGGCTATGTATAAACCAAGATATAAAATTGATAACAAAAAAATAGGACAGCGTTTGGCGAAACTGAGAAATGACAGCGGACTGTCACAGACGGATTTGGGAATCAAGTTGGAAGAATTAAGAAACGGAAACGAATTGATTGATGACGCCGACAGGGACTTAAATATAAAAAACTCTATTTCGCAGTTAGAAAGAGGAGCAAAAGGGCTGACCGTTGAGAATGCCGGTTTATACGCTGAATGTTTCGGTGTTTCTCTTGATTATCTTTATTGCCGTTCTGACGATTGGAAACCGTATAATAAGAATATAAAGGAAGTATTACATCTGAGCGATAAAGCGATAAACAATATAGTTGATTATTTCAATTCTAACAATCAAGAGGGCAATCCCAGTTTTGACCTTTTTAATTTAATGATAGAAAATGATTCGTTTTTCTATATTGTTGGAAAAATATTTGAACACATATTGATGTTTCATATTGATGAATTTAACGCTATCGAAAAGTCGGCAACAGATGACAATGCCTCTGAATTTTTGGCTGATAACAAGAATTATGAGCTGTGGAGATTCAGCAAAGATATGATTGATGTTTTCGAGCACACATATGATGAATTATTTGAAAATGAAAAAACAAAGCAGTCTATAATTGAATTGGCACAGCTGGCAAGAGTAGAGCAGAAGTCAAGCAATCGGGAAAGAATATATAATAATACAGCGAAAGGCGGGGATATAATATGAACGCTGTAATTTATGCAAGATATTCAAGCGAACGGCAAACAGAGGCAAGCATTGAGGGGCAGTTAAAGGTTTGCTATGATTATGCGGAAAAACAAGGTTATACTATAATCGGCGAATATATCGACCGAGCTTTGACAGGGCGTAACACCGACAGACCGCAATTTTTGAAAATGATAAAGGACAGTTCAAAACAGGAATTTCAAATTGTTTTGGTGTATCAGCTTGACCGCTTTTCAAGGAATCGTTATGACAGTGCGACATACAAGGCAAAGTTAAAGAAAAACGGCGTTCGCGTTGTATCGGCAAGAGAAAATATATCCGATGACGCGTCCGGCATTCTGATGGAATCCGTTTTAGAGGGAATGGCGGAATATTACAGTCGTGAACTGGCACAAAAGGTAACAAGGGGAATGAATCTTAACGCTGAAAAGTGTTTGTATAACGGCGGCACTGTTCCGTTCGGTTATAAAATAGTCGATAAAAAATTTGTCATTGATGAACACACCGCCCCGTATGTCAAAAAAATATTTGAAATGTATTCAACGGGAAACACAATAAAAGAGATTATCACATATCTGAATGCAAGGAACATTAAAACATCAACAAACACAAAGTTTAATTACAGTTCGTTGCATACGATGTTACATAACAGAAAATATATCGGCTTTTACAAATTCGGCGATGTTGAGGTAAAGGACGGAGTGCCGAGGCTGATAAGCGACAAGCTTTTTGAAAAGGTACAAGGAGAATCGCTGAAAAATCATAAAGCCCCTGCAAGAGCAAAGGCGATTGAGGAATACATATTGACCACAAAATTATTTTGCGGATATTGCAAGGAAATGATGGTAGGTGTCAGCGGAACATCGGGGAACAAGAAAAAGTTTTGTTATTACAGTTGCAACAAGGCGAGAAGAAAGCTCTGCAATAAAAAGAATGTATCAAAAGATTATTTGGAGGATTTAGTTGTCAATCAGTGCCGTGAGCTTTTAACCGATGAAAACATCTTGAAAATCGCAAAAGAAGTTGTCAAGCAAAGTCGGAAAGATGACAGCTATTCAGAGATAGAATATCTTGAAAAAGCGATAAACAAGCTGAACAAAGAAAAAAAGAATTTGATGACAACATTAAAAAGCTGTGATATTGAAAGTGTCAAGCAAGATATATTTTCTGAAATCGGTAACATAAATGAAGAAATAGCGGATTTTGAAAAACAGATGTCAGAAGTAAAAAATAATATGGTTGTTGTGGAAGAAACGGAAGTTATATTCTTTTTGTCAAAGTTGAAAGACGGAAACATCAACAGTCTTAAATACAGAAAACTTTTGGTAAACATATTTGTAAATCAGATTTTCTTGTATGATGATAAAATAACATTTATATTTAATACGGGAAAAGAGCCGGTAACACTGCCCGAAAAATTTTTGGAAGAATACGAAAAGGAGCACAAAATCCGTTCTGATTTGCAAAAAACGGGCTCACCACGAAGAAACCGCTTAACCAATAGGGCTAAGCGGTTTTTAATTTGTTTTTTTGAAATATTTGTACTACTTTCTTGTAGTTGCGGTTATATCTGTGCTATAGTGTAAGCTGTAATGAAAGATGAAAAACAGGAACGGCTTGGGCCAGTATACTTCTAACCGTGTATTGCATCTTTTTGACTTTAAGCAACAGTCGTTAAACAGGCTTATTTTTTATACCTTCTAAACGGAGGCATTCTTTAGCTTTTCTATAAGGAAAGCAGACAAATTCTAAACGGATTTAAAACTACAAAGGAAAGCAGAAAGACAGGCGATATTATGAGCGGCTTAAGCGCTTTGAAAGAAACAGTGGTGCAGGGGCTTTCAAGCTATTTGGAAATCCCTGTGGTAAGAAACAATCAGACAGGAGAACAAACAGCATATCCCTACTGTTCCTATTCCATTCCCAGCTTGTTGGAAGATAAGGGCGGGGCATGGGAGCAGTTTGACGACGGATATGACAGAAAACCTGCCACGCAGACCTGGACCGTTACCTTGCGGTCAGATGACATCGACGAAGCTGCGGCGCTTGCTGTTAAAGCCCGTAACTGGCTGGATCATTTGGGCACGGTATATTTGAGCGACAACGGCGTTACGGTGCTTTCGGTAGCAGAGATTGTCAGCGCAGACGGCGCTGAGGGAAACACAGAGGAAGTTCAGTATAGCTTTGACGTTGTGTTTTGGTTTTTGAACGAGGTTCAGTCTGCCATAGAAGAAACCGGCTATATTGAAGAAGCAGAAATTGGCGGCATATCCTTTCGCCGAAATCAGTTTTAGTTTCAATAACACAAATTGAATTTTAAAAATTAGGAGGTCACAAAAATGGGACTTGATGTAAAAGTAACAATTAATTAAAAAAAACCTTTGGGAAATGCGGGAACAGAGTTTCCGCTGATTGTCAGCACAGGAGAAACGGCAATTGAATTTACAGAATGCAGAACACTTGCAGAAGTAAAAGACAAATTTGCGACAACAACAAACACCTATAAGGCAGCAGAGCTGATATTTATGCAAACAAATGCACCGGACAAAATTGGTGTTGTGCAGTTTACCCTGGCGCAGGGTGAAACATTGAAAGAGAAACTGGAAGCCATTGCAGAAAAGGGTTGGAGACAGTTCATGATTGTGGACGGTGACACAAAGGCAGTTTCCATGAAAGACAAGCTGTGTTTTACATCTGTTGCAAACGAATCTGAATTAAAGAATTTCGAAGACTTAGAACGGATCGTTGGTTTTGTTCACACAAACCCGCTGGCTGCAGCAGCGCTAATTGGCGAAACAGCTGGCAGACCTGCCGGAAGCTTTACCTATAAGAATTTGATTTTAACCGGCATTCCTCCCATGGAGATTAGCGACACGAAAATTGATGCCATTCACACAGCCGGCGGCATTACCTTTGTAACAAAAGCAGGGGATAATGTGACATCGGAGGGCAAAACAACCAATGGTGAATATATCGATATTGTCGACAGCGGAGATTTCATTATCAAAAACATTGCTTACAAGACACAGAAACTGTTCAATAATTCTGCAAAGATTCCTTATGACAATACCGGTATTGCCATGCTGGAAAGCGCTACGGTTGAAGCTCTTAGAATGGGCTATAACAACGGCATGATTGCCACAAACGATGACGGCACACCGGCCTATGCAGCTTCTTTTGCATTGAGAAGCCAGACCACGGATGCGGACAGAAAAGCAAGGAAATATCCTTACGGCTGGTTTAAATTCATATTGGCAGGAGCTGTCCACGAAGCGGAAATTCAGGGCGACATTATTGTTTAATGAACAAAATGGTACAAAAATCAAAGGTTATATAATTTTAAGGAGGTTACTAAAATGGCAAATATTACAACATATAATGCAAAAGAATGTATTGTTACGATTAACGGCGTAAATATCACTGGACTGGGCGAAGACATGATAACATGGGAAAAGGAAGAGGCGTTTTTTGAGCCGGTTGTTGGGGCCCAGGGCGATGTTGTGAAAAGCGAAATTAATAACTCGCTTTACACCCTGACGATTGCGGTTCAGCCCACAAGCCCACAACTGGGACATTTAATCAACCTTCAGAACCAAAGCGAGGCGTTCCCTGTGTCGGTAATTAACAAGGCTTTAGGAGTTCGTCTGGGCGGTTCTATGGCTAACGTTTCAGAAGCACCGGAGTTTTCCCTGGGCGCGGAAGCCGAGGATTTGGAATTTGCTTTTATGGTTTTTGACGGTTACATTGAAAGCACAAGCGGTGCAAACGATATGCCTGAAAGCGGCACAGAAGAAGGCGGAGAGGAATAAAACCGGGAGCAGGGGCAGGGGGCCGAATGAAAACGCCCCCTGTCATTTTATAGGAGGAGAATAATGGTAAATTTTTATACAGCAAAAAAGAAAATTAACGGCAAGGAATATACCGCACAGTTTAACGGCATTTCCGCGGCATTAAAGGCGGTGGACGACAGCTACATTGAGGGAACAAACAATACAAGCGTCGAAAAGCTTTCCAAATATCTTTTTGAGCATGTGATTGTTGACCCCAAGGGGCTAACCCCCGACGACTTTGACAGCATGGATGAATTTAACGAGGTAATCACGTTTGCCCGTGAGGTAATGCAGGGCAATTTTCGAGAAAAGAAAGAGCAAAAGTCAAATACAAAAGCAAGTAAGGAATAACTGGGCCTGCTGGCGGCTGATTTTTAACGACATGTCGAGCTTTACCCACGACTACGTTTTTCATCACATGACGCCCCAGGAGGTTTATGAAGCGAATATTGCACTTGATATTGTAAATGACCAAATGAAAAGACAAAGTAAAAAGAAACATTAACCACCAAAAAGAGGAGGTGGGAATTTGGCAAAAGAAACACATGAAGAAATTTATAAAATAAGCTTTGAAGTAGGGAAAAATCCGTTTTCTCAAATCTTAAGCGACATTGACACACTAAAGGCATCTGTTAATTCCTTAAATGCGTCTGCTGTTTTAGACGATTTGGGCAAAAAGGCATCTGTTGCGGCGGCCGGAACAAAGGAACTGGCAACAGGCATTACTTCACTTCGGGGCGGCCAGCAGGCCATATATGGACTGTTGTTCGACATGCAGGAATTTGATTCAAAAACCAGTGGTGCAAAAAGCGCGTTGGATTCGTTTCAAAAATCAATGCAGACCTTAAGAGCAGAACCCATTGAAATGATTAAGGACAAGCTCGTTGCGGTTCAGCTTCAAAGTGCAGTTGTGGCCGGTGCGTTTCAAACAGTGGCAACACGCAATTTTTCAAATCTGACGAATAATTTAAAAACAGTAAAAGGTACGCTGTCAGAAGGCGAAACAGGGGCAAAGGGATTTACCAATATACTGAAAAATGCCGGAAAAGTGAGTGTTGTCCGAGTCGGAAAAGGTGTTCAAACGGTTAAAACACGTTTGACAGAAGGGGTGCAAAAGGCCAAAATATTTGGAACGTCGCTTAAAAATGCGGCAAAAACCAGCTTTACAAAAGTGGCGGGAGGATTAAAAACGGTTGGAAGCTTTATTGGCGGCGGAGTAAACGGCGCAAAAAAAGCGTTTAATTTGGTGAAAACCGGTTTCAATAAACTGCCGGCTCCGGTTACGGCGGGCTTTACTCAAGGGCTTGTGCCGGATATTCAATCCGTTATGGGTGGTTTAAACAGCGCATTTGAATCCGGCGGGCTGGAGGGTTATTTAAGTGCCATGCCAGAGGCGTTTGGCAATATTGCGGGACTCATTCAAACTCAGATTCCGGCCATTGCCCAGGATATTTCATCCTCGTTCCCCACAATATTTTCAACCATAGCGCAAACATTGCCGCAAATTTTGCCGGTGATTATCGACTCGCTGCTAAATGTTTTTTCCAGCCTGCTGAACGTTTTAAGCTCACAGGGACCAAGCATTTTAACGGCCCTTATTTCGGCTTTAAACCAGGCGGTTCAGGGCCTTTTGGCAATGATGCCCCAACTGATAACAGTGGGCCTTCAGCTCATTATAGCGTTGGTGCAGGGGCTGGCAATGGCTGCTCCGACCTTAATCCCAGCCATTATGGATGCGGTTATGGGAATGCTTAATTCGCTGGTTGCCATGCTGCCTCAGCTCATTATTGCGGGACTTCAGCTTTTGTTAGGACTTGTGCAGGGCATTATGAATGCGCTTCCAATCCTGGTGTCAATGGTGCCGCAGATTATTACAAATCTGGTAAACGGTATATTGGCGAACTTGCCAACCATCCTTCAGCTGGGCGTGGAACTTTTGGTTCAGCTTGCGCTGGGACTTGTGCAAGCAATTCCCATGCTGTTGGGGGCAGTTCCGCAAATTATTCAATCCTTGTGGGACGCCCTAACGCAGATTAACTGGCTGGAACTGGGCGGAAAAATTATAAAAGGAATTGGAACGGGCATTGTCAACGGCATTAAATCCATCTTTGGTAAGGGCGACAAGGAGAAAAGCTCCGACAGCGCAAGCTTTTCTGCCGGCATGTCTGCGGGGACAGGCAATGTTGCTGCCACGGCCAGCACACTGTCTAACACCGCGGCAAACAGCCTTGGCACGGGTTCCGTTGCAAGCATGACACAGGGGATGAATGTGGCGAACTCCTTTGGTCAGGGAATGAACATGAACGGCGCAGGGCTTGCCAACACGGCGACCCAAATTTCCGGAAACACGGTAGCTGCCTTTGGTGCCAACGGAGGCGCTTACCAGCAGGGTGCCGACATGGTTAACACGTTTTCAAACGGAATGACAGCACAAAACCCTGCGCTGCAAGCGCAAAGCATTTCAGCAGAGGCACAGAACGCTTTGGGGGCCGCGAAAGAGGCTATAACGGTGGCATCTGATGAAATTATTGCAAAACTCACTCAGATTAAGGTTTCCATCACAGAAGCAATGCTGGCCTGTCAGGTATCCATCGGTGAAAATATGGCCCAGAGTTTTATGAACCTGAGCCTGGCCCTTACAAACGTTGTGATGGCATTTACCATGTTCCAGCAGGCGGCTATGGGCGCGTTTCTTGCACTGACCATACTTGGCACTGTTGGTGTGGCCATATTTACAGCTTCCGTGACCATGGGATTTTTCACCATGCTGATGACGGTTACAATGATTATGGCAGCGTTGATTGCTGTGGTGGCTGCCAGCATGATGGCGCTGGCAGTTGTTTCGGCGGCAGGCGTGATAACGCTTTCTGCAGTGGCCGCTGCAGCAATGCTGAGCTTTGCGTCTATTATCGCGGCAGGTCTAGCGTTTTCTGTGGGCACCATGACTATGGTGGTATCTGCGGCACTTGTGCAGATGACACTGTTTGCGGCGGCTTTTGGCGTCGCATGCGCGGCGATTGGTCTGCTCACCACTAATTGCGCCACACAGATTTTAGAGGCATTTAAAAAAGTGAATTTGTTAACAACCGGTATGCAGATGATAAACGGGCTGATTTTAGGCATGAACGCCCGCAAAGAAGCGGCTGTGGCAACTGCCCGTGCCATTGCTCAGGCAATTAATACGGAGTATGACAAAATTCAGAAAATTAGTTCTCCGTCTAAGGTTTGGTATGAAAAGGGAGCAAACATGATTCAAGGCGGAATCGGCGGCATGGAGAGCCAAATGCCCAAGATGCAATCTGTGGCGCAGCAGGCCGGCAACATGTCTATGCCCTATACGGGCAGCTACTCGCCGGAGCAGGGCGCGGGAGCTGTTACTGCCCGTTCTCAAAGTACGGAATATAATTCCTATGCACCGCAGTTTAACATGACCATCAGCGGCTCCAACGACGACCGCATTTTGGCAAGAAAGGTAAAAGCCTGGATAAAAAGCTCCATGGACGAGGTGTTTGACAGCATGGCAAGAACAAATCCAAGATTGCGGGAGGTGTAACCATTGGCGCTGATTAACGGTATTTATGTATTTGTTGAGGATGAGAGCCTTGACATGAACTTAGAATGTACGGAGCATCCGGTAGAGGAGGGCACCGAGATAACAGACCACATACAGAGAAAATCGGTGGAAATAACGCTGAAAGGGAAAATTGTTGACTACGACGATACGGTTTCCTGGGAAGACAGCACCATTGTCCGCGTAAATGCAACCACGGCGCTGGATAAACTAAAGCAGCTGCAAAAGAGCGGGTCGCTGATCACATATGTCGGACGCAATGCGCAGTCGAACCTGCAAATTCAATCCTTTTCCACCACCCACCCGAACACGGTTTGGGGTGGGTGCGAGTTCGACATGACCTTAAAGGAGCTGAGAGTGGCACAGCCGGCGTATACAGAGGATTATTCCGCTGGCTGTGCCGGGACACAGCAGGTGGAACAAGGGGAAAACGGCGAAATATATCACATTGTGAAGCTTGGCGATAAGCTTTGGAATTTAGTTTCGGAAAACTATAAAATTTTAAAGCCGTTTTTTTCTTCAGTTTCGGAAAAATGCGCCTGGGTGATGGAGCAAAATCCCCATGCGTTCAGTGTACCAGGTGATATCGACTCTCTGATGGCCGGGGAAAAGATTTTAATGGGGTTGAGGTGAGAAAATGAAACGAGACAGAATTTTAATCAAAAAGGAGCTTGTGCCTTATTATTTTCACATATTGCTTGGCGGCGAACTGTTTGACCTTGCAGTGAGCTATAACGAAACCCACAATTTTTTTACGCTGGCAGTGAAAAAAGGCGGCGAAACCATATGTGCGGGGGAACCGCTTATTTATGGCATGCCGCTGTTCGGCGATGTTTATACAGCAGGGAAACACCCTGCTGTAACCATCGTCCCTTTTGACGAGAGCGGGAACAGCGACCGGGTAACGTTTGAGGCGCTGGGGGAAACAGTCTTTTTAACAGTTGATAATGCAGGCGGTGAGCGCATTGGATAACAGAAAATCAAAAATGCTGATACCGCCGCAGTATGTGAAGGACAGCAGACGGTCCCGCCTTGCAAAATCGGTGAAAAGCCTTATGGATCAGATTGAATATACCGAAGGTCAGCCGAAGGGTATGTTCGGCAGGGTTGCCATTGTGCAAATCGGCGAGGTGAAGCTGAACTCTGAAGCGTTAGATATTGAGTTTGAAGTGCCCTTTGACGACGACACCGAGGCAAATGAGGCAGAGATTACCCTTTATAACCTGTCAAAAAAAACCCGGGGTGAAATTGTTTACAACAAGCCTGTAACCATTACAGCAGGCTATCAAAACGACACGGGGATAATTTTTACCGGGTTTGTCAGCAAGGTTGTGACAAAAGTAGAAGGTGTTGACAGGATAACCACCGTTTACGCCATTGACGATGAGGATTTAAAGGAGCGCGACCTTCCGAAAGAACTGGAATATGCCGAAAATACGAAGGCCAGCTTTATTTTAAATGAGCTTTTAAGCATGTTAAAGCTGCCGGTTGCCGTGTTTCAAATCCGGCGGGACTGGACGTATGAGGACAAGGTGAATGTAAGCGGCGGGCTGATGGACAATATTCGCAAATATGCGGAGGTATGCGGCATATCTGTGTATATTAACAAAGGAAAGATTTACGCCCGGCATATTTCCGAGGGGGACGACATTCAGTTCACGGTGCAGGCTTCAACGGGGCTGTTAAACAGTCCTGAGGAATTTCAAGAGGAGATTACGGCAGAGGACTATCACGACGTTGTAACGGGATTTAAAATGAAGTCAATTCTGCAGCACAGAATAACCACCGGAGCCGTTGTTACTGTTAGAAGCGCAAACGTGTCGGGGAAGTTCAGAGTGCGCAGCGGAAAGCACATCTTTAACGAAAGTGAGAGCATTACGGAAATGGAGGTTATTTAATGGGAAGCGTCAACATTTTTAATGGAATGATTGAAGAGAAGCTTTTAAATTTAAGAACGGCCTATATCGGAAAGGTGTTGTCTTTTGACGGCACCTGCGCCGCCGTTCAGCCTCTGGGTGTAGTGAAGCAGTATGGAAAGCCGGCCGTAAAGCAGGCAATTGTCAGTGATGTTCCGGTGGTGGCAAGCGCAAGGTATAAAATCAGTACGGAAGAGCGCACGTGCAGGGTTGGCGACCTGGAGTCGGAAAAGAGGACGCATGTGGTATTAACGCCGCTTGCTGAGGGAGATTTGGTGTTTTGCGTCTGTGCGGACCGCGACATTACCGAAGCGCGGCGCGGCCGCCTAAAAACGCCGCCGGCGGGGCACCACAGCATTTCAGACAGCGTTGTGGTAGGAATTTTATAAAGATTAGGAGATGTTGCAATGAAAGGGTTTCAGCTGGATAAAAGCGGCGATGTTGCAATGGGCGCGCTGGACAACGAAGGCATTGCCCATAATTCGGCGAGGTGCAGAATTCGGATGATTGACGGTAACGCCCTGCTGGCACAAACCGTTCAGACGGTAATCGCAACCAACAAGGGCGAATGGGCCTTTCAAAAGAACGAAGGAATCAGCTTTAAAAATCTGCTGGGCAAAAATGTGGATGAGGAAATGATGAAAAACGAAGTGTTTCAGGGACTGCTGCAGGTTGACAATTCCTTTGCGCTGACAAAGTTTTCTACAGAGCTGGACAAGGAAACCAGAAAAGTTGTAATTCATTTTACCGCCGTAAACGGCGGCGGTAAAGAAGTGGAAGGGGTGAGCACATGGGCTTAGACAACAATGGATATCAAAGACCAACCTATGACGACATTGTGAAAGCAAAAATTTTAAAGGCGCAGGAGCTTTTTGGTGCAGATATTGATACCGATGAAAAGACGGCGTTTGGAAAATTTATTCGAATTGGCGCATATGACCTTGCAAAGGCCTATGAAGACATTGAAAACGTGTATTATGCGCGGTTTCCCAACACGGCCACAGGCGACAGCTTAGACCGGCTGTGTGTGTTTGCAGGAATTACCAGAAACCCTGCGACCTATGCACAGCACACTGTAACGGTTTACGGCACGGCGGGAACTAAAGTGGAAATGGGAAAACTGGTTCTTCGTTCCGGCGACGTTACGTTCTATAACATTAAGGAATTTGAAATTAAGGCGCCAGCAACAACGAAAAACGGCGAAACAGCAGATCCTTGTGTCGAAGTGACGTTAGAGTGCAGCGAACCGGGAGAGGTTGGCAATATTGAAAAAATTAGCGAGTTGGTTAACATCATTGAGGGAGTTAAAGACGTGAAAAGCGGTGTGAAAAGCCTTACAAAAAATGGAGAAGATGCAGAAACAGACTTAGCGCTTAGAAAACGGTTTGCTGCCGCCATTGAGGGGGCGGGAAGCTCTAATGAAAACGCCATTCGGGCTGCTTTAATGCGTGTGCCGAAGGTGCAAAGCGCCGGAATTGTTGTAAACGCAACGGATGAAACTGTGGATGGAAGACCGCCAAGAACCTTTGAATGTTATGTGTATGTTCCTGGATGGAACGAAATTCCAAAAACGGAGCAGAGCATATTAGAACAGGAAATTGCGGAAACAATTTTTGAAAAGGCCCCCGTTGGTATTAAAACATGCAGAACAGGAACGTCAGGCGTTGATAAAACGGTTTATGACCAGGGAGGGCACCCTCACATCATTCAATTTTCAAAAACGGAAGAGGTTAAAGTTTTTGTTCAAATAGCTGTTGCGGCGGACGCCAGATTTGAAGAAAAGGGACCCGATCAAATTAAAAGCGCCATTTTGACGTATATCAACGGCCTGGGCGTGGGAAACGACGTAGTGTTATCTGCCCTGTATGGCCACATCCATTCTATTAACGGCGTTGTGGAGGTAACCGGGCTAAAGCTGAAAACTGAGGGGGATTCTGAGTATAAAGCCGAAAGTATTACAATCGGCGAGGTTGCGATAGCGGTTACGACTGCGAATGAAATTGAGGTGACAATTGAAAATGAAACAGTTCAGCTTTAACAATTTTGCGGCGAACCTGCCGGACTGCTATAACAAACAACCGGAAAGCAACAACTTTAAAATTTTAGCAGTGGAGCAGGAGGCGGCAATGTCCCTGCGCAGGGACATTGCCGACACGGAAGAAATTTTAGACATTGATAAAGCAACCGGCAAAACCTTAAGCCTTTACGGCGATATGGTGGGGCAGGCGAGGGGGCTTGCTACAGAAAAACAGTTTTTAATTATGATTCGTTCCAAAATTATGCGAAACATTTCAGGCGGCGATTATAACAGTATTTTAAGAGCGATTTCCGCCACATTTGGTTGTAAGGAATCGGATATTTTCATTCAAGAGACAGCCGCGCCCCTAACAGTTGAAATTGTATCGCTGCCGCTTGATGTTTTGAATTCTGTCATTCTTTCCAACAAACAAACCGTGGAATTGATTAAGCATCTGTTTCCGGTTTGCGTTACGATTAAAACGGTGTATTTCGACGGCACCTTCATGTTTTCAGACAATGAAGGCGAAATAGACTTATCATCCGGGTTCGGCGACAGTGATAACAAGGATATTGGCGGCTATTTCGGTGATTTTTTCAGCGAAGAAAACGAAATTATTTTACCTATTTAACAAGGAGGTTTCATTATGGATTTTAAAAATATTTTTTCCGCCTGGGGCAATGACGGCAAAGAACCTTCAGAGGAACTGCAGCTGTCTGGCTTTAAGGGAGGGCAAAAGCCCGCTGCCTCCGTTTTTAACTGGTTTTGGAGCAAAGTGATGAAAGCGGTAACGGAGTTGCAGACGAAGTTAACAAGCGTGGATAACAATAAAGCGGAAAAATATAATTTTTCCGGCGGTTTTATCGGCGGAGATGAGGCGTCTGCGGAAAGCGGCGGCGCTGTGGGACAGAACACATATACCACAGCAGGCGGAGCGGTTGGGTCAGCAGCGTTTTCTGGTTCGGGTTTTGCAGGTGGCGAGCTTGCAAAAGTAACCAAGCTTGAAAACAATGTTGAAGTTCCCAAAAATGGCGGGGCAGTAGGTTTCAGTGCTAAAACGGATGATGGATTTGCAGGAGGCAGCAAAGCAGAATCTAAAAACGGCGGCGGAGCGGCAGGGTCAAATGCAAAAACAAACGCTGGCGGTGCTGTGGGATTAAGTGCAATGGCTTATGATTACGGCGGCGCAGTTGGAAATGGTGCGATAGCAGGCTATGGTTTTTCCGGAGGGTATAACGCAAAGGTAAAGCTAATGGAGGGCTATTCACAAAAATATATTGACGCAATTCAGCTGGGAAGCGGAACAAATAACAATAAGCAGACACTGCAGGTTTATAACCACACGCTCATGAACGCAGACGGCAAAATACCAGCTGCAAGAATTCCAGACTGCATGGTTGGAATTGAGATAAAAGGGATTGTGCCGAATTCAGAGGAGCTCCCTGCCGGCCTGGCGCCGGGCGACGCCTATATTATTGTGAGCAACGCTGTATTTTATACAGGGCCGGAAGATGAACTTTTGCATTTAGAGTCAGTAGACGGCACATCACGTGTGACCAGCCTTAAAATAACTCCTCCTGAGGGATGTATTGAACCAGAAGATAGGTATGTATGTGCATATGATATTCGAGGCAATAAAATTGGCAGCATCTCATACGAAGGCGGTATATCAGGTTATGGCTGGTATGAGGTTGAAAGTTTTGGCGTGGAATATCCCGATCTTCAAGCGTCGTTTTATTTGGGCGAGTTTCAAAATGGAAGTTTTCCGGAATCCTTAACAGACTCCTATGCAAGAGAAGACATTATTTACTGGGATGGAACAGCTTGGAAAACACTTGATGAATCTGTTCCGGTAATGAACCAGTGCCGCCGGCTGGAGACTTTTTTAACGGAGAGTGCGTCAGACCAGCTTAAAACAACGGGGTTGTATTATGTGGTTTCAGGAAGCGGAGACTCCTTTACACCTTACCTTCTCTTTCACAAGAACAGCGGATATCATCAATATCAAACGAAAATTGACGGAGAAAAAATTTATAAGCGGACGGCTGAAATTCAACGCTATGGCGAAGTTGTCTGGGTTACGGACTGGACTGAAATGTAAAAAAAGATTCCCTCTTTCTGATTGACATACCGTCATATTTATGGTAGACTCAAACTATAAATATAATTATCAGAGGGGGAATCTTTATGATGAGAAAAAAATCATTTTTTGGGATTATTTTTGCATTCATGTTTGCAATAATGAATTTGCAGGCTATGACGGTGCATGCAGCTACGGTTCATGTTGTTGAGGAATGGAACGATTTAAATGGAAGGGACGCGCCGATTTGGGCAGACTTTCAAAATGGCGACACCATAAGCCTTGAAAAACTTCCACCAAGAAAAGAGAACAGTGTGAAGGTCGAAATTCCTTCTGAAATTCATGCTCTTACAATTCGCGGTTTACCGGAGGTAACATATGAATATATTGGATTTACCGCAGCTTCTTTTGTTGCTATTACATTAGATAACTTTAATAAACATGATAGAGTGAGTGATTTATTTACGTTTTCTTCACCAACCGGAAATCAGCTGGTGTTAAAAGGAAAAAATAATGTTGTCGGAAATATTTACGGCAACTTTGAAGTGCTGGGAGACGGTAGTTTTAAACAAAGCTATACGGATGGATATTTTGACGGAATTTGGGGCAATGTTACCTTCAACCACACGGGTTCATTCGCGTCTGCAAGAATTACAGGAGACATTACGGTGCTGAATTCCGGCACGGTTAAAATTGGCGGCGGGAGAAGCAACGAAGACATAGTTAGTTATGGAGTGGAAGGAAACGTGGTGTGTAAGGCAGGAAACACCACCATTATAGGAGGACAGGGCAAATATTATACCGACGGTGAAAGCGCAGTAAAAGGCAACGTAGTGTTGTACAATGACGCAGCATTAACTCTGATTGGTGGCGACGGTCTTGAGAATTTGGGTCACGGCGGCTACGGCGCCGGAAACGGATTAATTGGAAATCTATTTTTATATGATTCTTCCAGCGCTGTTGTTACCGGAGGAACGGGATCTGCTGGGACAGGCGGAACCGGAGTTGTTGGCAACGTTTATTGCCATGAAAATTCTGTTATAACATGCCGAGGCGGCAACGGTGCCACAATGAGAAATAGCGCTTTTTATGGCGACGGGGGAGACGGAGGCACCGGCATTTGCGGCGAGCTTTTTCTCTATGATTTTGCAAAGGCGTCTGTTACAGGCGGTACAGGCGGATCTGTTAATGTTAAATATAACAATTATCAAAGTTATTCTGCCGGAAACGGCGGAATTGGCTTAGAGGGAAAAATCGGCGCTATAAACAGTCTTGTACAATTTACAGCCGCGGGAGGAGAAGGAGGAACAAGCTATTATTACAGCGACGGTGTTTCCGGCAGAGCCACCCGTTTGGAGGAACCTCCTGTGCTGAGCGCAGGCTATGTCAATGCAAATTTTTATGGAACTCGCCCTGTGAATGAAACTGGCGACCCGGTGTTTAAAGCCGAGTTGGCGTTGCTTGTTGACCATGAGCCTCTGGCAAATGCGCTTGTTGCGATTAAGGGTGATAACATGCCGGACTACCGGGCGCATACCGACAGCGACGGCATGCTATATGCCTATCTGCCCCAGGGAACAAATTACACCGTGGTTCACGACCGTTATTCTGCGGAATTGCCCTTTATCTGGGATAACGACACCAACCAGGCCGCGCTGGAGCTAATACCGGGCGGTGGGGTCTCTGATCCGCCTTACCGCATTCTGGGGCTTAAGTTGAAAGACCAGACAGGAGCAGTTTTGTCTTCTGTGCCTGAAACGGGTACGTTTTTGGCGGAACTGGAAGCGGAGAAGTTAAACGACAGCAAGAATAAAGAATATTTCATCATTTCGGTATATGATGAAAACGGAGTTTTGTTGAATCTAAGCTATATGTGGGGAGCGGTTCAAACAGGAAAAATTTCGTCATTTGGCTGCTCAGTCAGTATCCCGGCGGGCAGGCGTGCAAAGAGTGTGAGGGCCTTTATCTGGGATGAAAATATGAATCCGTTATGCGAAAATGTTGTGATTTAAGTGTGATTTAAAACAAAAAACCTTGAAACAAAATCGTTTCAAGGTTTTTTGTTTATGCCATGCGGAACAGTTATTCTAACCAAATAACACAATAGCAGTCCCCTGTGTTATTTTAATCGTTTACGGATTACATATTTTGCAGGGCTTGTAATTTTTCTCGGCCTGCGGCCTTTCGATTTTAATTGCGTTGTCTGACTGTGCATACCTGCATTCAGGCGTGTGATAGCAATTTCCTGAAGGAGTAACGTAAACAAACACATTTTCATCTGCAATTTGTTCCTCGATCTGTTCAGCCGTGTTTGACAGCGCGCTTTCTATGGGTGCTGGTATAGCTGCAGCGGTGCTGCCAGAAATGGTTTCTGTCTTTTGAAAGACGAAAATTAAAATCATAGCAAAAATTAAAAGAATGATTGTAACCATCAGCAGCATTACACCGGAACGAGTCGTGTCCGGTGGGTTTAAAACCGCATATACAACAGCGTCTGCTTCAATTTCCGCGGCTACTTCATCCCGGCAATTAAACTCGTTTCCAATATGACCAAGTTCAATATGTGCCAATTCATGCAATATTAGTTTTATTTTGTCATTGTTGTGGCATTCAATGTCAACAAATACAATTTTCAAAGATGTGCATACAGTAAACGCTTTTTTCCCCTTTGCATAATCTAACAGTCCTAAATTTAATAACTGTTCGTTACCGTCATCAGACCCCATGTATAATAGAACATATCCGCGGCGGCTCAATGCTTCTGATAGTCGTTGAATGGTAATCTCCTTACCGAATTCTCTTAAAAATGTCTTGGCAGTTTTCTGTATAATTTTCAACTGATAAATCCCCTTTCAGAGACTACCATTGTGTTATTACTTCTTAAGTAAGCTGAGTTTTCTTGCTTTTAGGCTTACCTTTAAAATCGCCGCCGAAAGCAGCAAGCTGCATCGATTCGTCAGGTTCTAACAGTTTAACCCGTTCCTGTTCACTGAAAATTGTATTCAATACTTTATTTTTTCCTTTTAAATCTAATTTTTTATACTCTTCAATCAACTCGAAATACTCTTTATCAGCCTCGACTGTTGTTTGTTCTGTGCTCTGAGGGGAATATTCTTCCGTTCTGCCCAGCAGATAGTCGACGGAACAGCCGAGATAATCTGCAATTTTTGCAAGGTTGTCTGCTTTTGGCATTGAATTACGCATATTGGACATGGTGTTGAAACCGAGTCCAATGTCCGACAAAAGCTTTTTAACGGAAATACTTTTCTTCTGAGCAAGATTTTTAATTCGGTCAGCTACGTCTTGTGAAATATACACAATAATACACCCCTTATTTTATACATAACAACGAATATCTAAAAATAGAGATAAAATAGTTGACAATCTCTAAAATTAGATATATAATAAAGTTAAAGACAGAGAAATGCCTACCGACAGTTTCGGAATAGTTATATGAGAAGTATGGATAATCTTAATATAACACAGAGAAAAGACTTTGTCAATAATGGTTACAATGAAAAACAGGATAATGTGCCGAAATTTGTAAAAATATAAGACAGTTTGTCCTGGTATGGTAACGACGCATTCTCCTGCTTTTGTGGCTAAGGAGATTAAAATTTACAAATGATTAAAAGGAGATGAAGACAGACAGATGGGAAAAGAAATTAAACACAGGCTGCTGGAGCTTGGAAAAAAACAGGTCGACCTGCTATGTGAACTGCGGCGCCGCGGGCATGAGCGTGTGTCGCCCCAGGAATTGAGCTGTTTTATATCTGGCGTTGTCCAAACGCCGAAAAGTGCGGCAGTGCTAAAGTCGGTTTTGGACATTTTGAGTGATTGGGAAAAATTAAAATCATAACGGGAGGACGCATATGAAACTTAAGTTTAGAGAAAGAGCAATAAAAAACGCGGCGGCCCTATTTGTTTTTGCACTGCTGTTTGCGTTGTTTTCCAACCTATTGTCTGGATGTAGGAATAGTGAAATAAAAGTTTACGAGGTGAAAACTTCGTCCGCCGCCGGCAAAACTTTGCAGCCAGGAGGTGAAACGAATAAGCGGATAAAAGATCCTGCTTTAAATGAAACGGTTTACCTCATCGTGAGCGAAAACTAAGTACAAGCACAAAGCGATAGAAAAAAGCAGGGGTCTTAAGACTCCTGCCTGGGAAGATTTTGAACGTAGTTATGCATTTCCTGTTTCGACTGGATGTTGTGGGTAGCGGTTATCACCGACTGCTTTTGTTCTTCAGTGAGGTTGGCAAAATAGGTCATTGCCTGCTCGTTTTGCGCCAGCGCCATGCCAAAACCCAAAGGTAAATCATCATGTTTTTCCATTTTTATCACCTCAATAATAGGATTTGCAAATTGTTTTATTTTATACAGGCTTGCCTGAAACCAACATGAAGGAGAGGACAACGTTTGGATACGAAAGAGTGGCTTGAAAGGGCCTGGAAAATTGACAACGAAATTGATGCGCTGAGCGACGAGCTTGTTTCAGCAAAAGAGCGTGTGCTGTCTGTTACCGCGCAGTGTGCCGGCGTTAAGGTGCAGACGTCGAAAACGAACCGGTCAGACGAAGCAGTTTTAAAATACATAGAATATAAAAACCGGCTGTCAAAGCGGTTAGATGAGCTTTATGCCGTAAAATCGGAAATTGCAGATGTGATTAGCAAGGTGGGAGACGCCACGTTAAGGACGCTTCTGGAACTGCGTTATTTACGGTATTTTACGTGGGAACAGATTGCAGAAAAGATGGACATGTCTGCCTATTGGGTTCGGACATCCCTTCATGCAAAGGCTCTCGGAAAAATTTGTGTCGGCACTTGCTTGTAGCTGCGGCAGAACCCATGTTATGGTGTGAAAAGAGTTTAACGGTGTAGGGCCGGTTTTAAATTGCCGGCGGATGGGCGGCGGGATTTGTTTAAAAAGGATGATGGTGAAATGTGCGGACACGATTGGAGACAGGTAAACGATTGTTTCGTCTGCCTGCGGTGTGGATTGACAAGAACATTTGACGGAAAAATTTTGTTTGACAGAAAGCTGGCGGACATCAATAAAAACCACACAGGACGGCAGGCAAAACGCAGAAAAAAGAGGTGATTTTATGCCGGTTAGCATTATCATTACAATGATGGTTTGCATTACAGTCATTGCACTTGCGCTGATTGGAAGTGCTTCAAAATAAAATGAAATTGGGAGGATGGGTATGACAGCAGAACACACAAGCCCATTTTGGGGAAAGGAGCATCCTGAAAGCGGACAGCCGTCTGAGATTCCGCAGGCGCCAAAAGAGCTTGAACGTCTCATTCAGGCAAGGGCGGACAAAATTACCAGCAAACTGGGAAAAGAAAAGGCAGAGCTGAAAAGAAAGCTGGACCAAATAGAACAAGCTCGGCTGGCTGAAAGCCTGGCTATGCAGACGGAGCTTTTGCAAAAAAGCCGCGAAATTGAGTTGCTGAAAGCGGCGCTCAACAGGGCTGAAAACCGCCTGTTTCGCAGACCGCGGCACAGGCGCGTGATAATCTTGAAACTGAAATGA